ATATGCCGATGGCACGAGCCCCCTCTGGCGCTATGCCGCCAATGAGACCTTCCAATGCCCCCATGGCTCCTGCCCCACGCATCCCTGCTGCCCCTTCACGGCCCACGGCTCCTCCACAGCCTATGGCTCCCTCACGGCCCACGGCTCCAGACAACCAGGGCATAGCCAGTATGGTAGCCGACAAGGCCAAAGCTGATCTGGCCACGGCCCAGGGTCCAGAGCAGTTGATTAATGCCTTCAGAGGCAACCAGAAGCCCATAGCGGCCCGGTATCAAGAGCTGGCTGAGTATGTTGGTCCTAACGACGCTGGTCGCACACCGACCAGTGTGCTGACTATGGTGCAGCCTACAATCATGATGACCGAAAAAGGTGCCGCTGACAGTGGCATTGGTCAGTTGATGGCTGGTGTGACTGACGCCAATGCACCAGTAGAGGGCAGGATGGGCGCGGGTATCATGCAGCAGGCTCCAGTAAGGATGCAGGACGGTGGCGACCCCAGAATGGCGGACTTCCAGAACCAGCAGGCTTTCTTGCAACAAGCTTTGGGCCTTGACGCAGATGACCTTCGACGCAGGGCTCGGTCCAGAGGGATCGTACAGGCCGGCTTACAGGGTCTGACCCGACAGCCTCGTTTGGGCGAGAGCGCGGCACAACAGATTCTGCCCACTATCTTTGAAGCTCTGGGTGCGGGCTCTGAGGCAGATATGGCTGTTGATCAGTTGATGCGCCAAAGCGTAAATGCGCCTGCGGCGCAATATGCTTTGGACCAGGAACAAGCCAGAAAAGCTGCGGCAGCGGCAGCCGCTGTCAGAGCCGCAGAGTTAAAGGACGAAATGGCGTTAGAGGCTTATAAAAAGTCTATGGAACCACCGGTTCCCGATTTTAGGCAATTCATAAGCTCTGAAACGGGGCGTCCTGTTTCTGAGCTAATTGATGTCAGTACCCGTGCCGGTCTAGAGAAGATGCAAAGTCTTCAAATGGGCTTTGGAAAGACAGCTATTTTGAAGAAAGCCGAGGATGTGACGTCGTCAATGGCAGACGCAGAGGCGCCTAACTTGGCGTATATCGTCACACGAGGCACCCAAATACCTATTGAGGGGGCTCCTGTTTTTGATCTTAACAAACCGGGTGATTTTGCAAGGGCCCGAGAATATGCAGACAGGGCAGGTGGAATAGTTGTTGAAGGAAGTCAATTACAGCAAACAGAAGCTGTGGACGCTCTGCCGGGAACCGATACTCAGACAGCCTTGTCGAGGACTTTAGACCTTGTTAGACAAAGCGATGGTATGGCGTCGCCTCTTCTGCAAGATCAGTTAACCAAGTTGCTGAGTGATTTGACTAAACAAACTTTGGAGGCAATCCCTGATCCAACGGCTGGGCCAAACGCTCCTCCCATAACTAGGTTGGTTCGACAGCCTTTGCCAAGTGCGTTGCAAAGAAGCATACAAGGTTTGATCGATGCCGGAAGACTTCCAACCGACATTTTAAGTGACGTGCCTGTTCAAACGGGAGAAGGACAGGGCTCAGGAGAGGGTCAACCTCGTCCTCAACCAACGCCTGATGACGTCAATGTCAATGAAACCGTTACAATAGCGGGCAGAGAAATTCCTGTAAGATATATAGAAATGTCTGAGGGAAGGCCGCAAAGGCTATTAAGAGCTTTGAGTGACCCTAGCGTAGATGTTTTTGGGTCGGCAGAGCAAATTAAGGGCGGCTTAGGTAGTTTTACAGCATTTATTGCTGATCTACCCACTCTGGTTGGGGTTGACCCATTTAGGGGTTTAAGAGATATAGCGACAGGTTCTCCACAAGAGAGACAAGTCGTAGCCGAACTAGGAACTATAAACGAACAGTTGGTCACCAACTATATAGCTGCACGAAGTGGCAGACCTAATCAAAGAGAAATAGATGAGTTTAGAAAATTAATTCCTCTCCCAGAATCTGGACAAGAATTAAGCGTAGCGATTTCTAAGTATGAGAGCCTTTTAAATAATCTTTCAGAAGAAATTGCCACGGCCAGTGAAAGGGCGAAAGTTGACCAAGGCGCTGAGTTTTTATCAGAGCTTGATGCTAGGTTAGCCAGCGCCAAACTTTTAGAAGACGTCATACTTGGTTTAAAACTGGCTGAAAGAAGGCGCGGCCAAGGCGTCACAGATAGTGACGTGCAAGCAGTGTTTGACCAAGGACGTAGGGACGGAAGAATATCCTCTCCAGGGGGAACACCGTAATGGCCGATCAACCTTCTAGTCTTTTTATAGAGGAAACCCAACAACCAAATGACGATGTTTTAACACGTCAACAAACTCTTGGGTTAGAAAATCTGCCGGAAGCGCCCGCTCTGTCTGGTCTTCCTCAAATTGTTCAACCACATAATCGTGTTTCCGTAGATGTTGACTACTACTTAGGACAAGGTCTATCGCTGCCACAAATCACCAAACACGTGGTTCAAAGTGAGTACAAATACCAAGACGAAGACGGTAATTACCAACTTCTACCACCTAACTTCTACGAAGATTTAAGAAACGAAGGTATATCGGATCAAGAAATTTTAACAAAATTCGCCAACGTCAGGGATGTTTCTGAGTTTCAAAAGTTTTTTGAAGGTGCCGCAGTAGAAGCTTCTGTTATGGCACCAGCAGTAGCGGGTTTTACAATGGCCGGTCCTTATGGGTTTGGCGCAGGTCTTGCTTTAGGAACAATAGGTTACCTGGCCGGTGACACGTATAGAAGGATGATGGCTCCTGAACTCAACCTGCCGTATGCAGATGGTCGCGGTCTCTCTGTTGCTGGCGGCGTTTTTGGTGGCTCTGTCCCGGCTTTCCAACTTCCCTGGCTTGCTCAAAAAGGTGCTATAAGCTTGGGTTCTCAGTTTATTGGCGACAATTTACGTCGCATGCCTTTGTCTCAACCTATTTCTAGAGGACTTCGTAGAGGCGAAGAATTTTTAGAAACCGGATTTGATATTGCTAGAAGAGACCCACGCGCCAGTCTGACGACAGAGCTTAGAGGAGCAGGCATGGCGTCAGGGGCAGCCGGTCTGACAGAAGCCATAGCGCCAGGTGATAGAGGCGCAGTTAATGCTTTAACAGACATTGCTGCTGAAGCCGCTTTTGTTTTTTATGATCCGTTGCCTTGGATGGCGAATACTGTTCGACGTGGATATGATGGGCTTTCTGCATTTGTTAAAAACCTAAGCCCTGAAGAAAGAGTAACAGCGGCCGGACGACGCGTAATAGAAATTATGGAAATTGCTCAAGAAGACCCAGACCGGGCTCTTGAGCTGTTACGCGCTCAAGGGGCTGAGGGCGTGTCTAGAGAAGAGTTGCTGGGGGCCGCAAATATACGTCCCACGACTCAGGACCCACGGTTCCCGGACCGGGACCTCACTGTAGGTGATCGAACTGCGGCCTTACAAACCGGCTTGCCCATACTGTACTTTTTGGAAAACAAAGGAACCATGCAACGCCCTGATGGCGAGTTCCTCCCCGATGAAGAAATTCAAAGAAGACATCGTAATGCAATGCGTCAATACAATGAGCTGTTGGAGAGTCTTTTGACATTTGATAATCCGCAAGCTATGGGTTTGTTTGCAAATTTTAGAGATGAAAAATACAGAGCTACCATTAACGCTTCTGTTGAAAACGCCTTCAAACGATATCAAGACACCGCACAAAAAGCATTAGAGAGCGGGGAACGTTTTGATAGCGCACAAGAGTTGTACAACACCTTCTTTGGACCAGATGGTCGAGGTGGTGTTTATGGGGATATTGTTAGACAAGGTGACGTGCTCAGAGAACTAGTTCCTAAAAATGTTGATGTTCCAACCGCTGCTTTGCAAAACCCAGGAACAGAGGGAGAAGAACCTTTTGAGGGTTTGATTGACGTTTACAATCGAATAGGTGAAGAAATGGGTATTCGAGGTAGACGACCTCGAATAAGTTATGGGAAAGATTTACATAGTTTAGACAAAGTTTTAGAAGCTTTTGACGAATTTGTTAACCCAGATAAATACAAAAAAGCGGGAGACGTACCAACTTTACCAGAAGGTGAACAACTAGAATTACCGGGCACAGTTGTTCAAATGCCGGAGGGAGATACCCCTGAGCCAGACACTATAAACACTGGAGAACTTTTAAATTTCTTAGATGAAATAGATCAGGCAATGGTTAATGCCATGCGGTCGGGCAATGATCGTCTGTTAGGTTTATTGAATCAATTAGAAAATGGAACAAAAGAAACTTTAAGACAAGTTAGCGCATTTAGACGTCAGGCGACCCCAGGTGGTCAGTTTAAACCTTTTTTTGAAAATTATCTGAGCTACATGGATGAAGCCAATAATGTAATGACTAACGCCCTAAACGGGGCTATGCGTTCTGACATAAACGGGCGTTTGGCAGGCACTGCTTTGTTCAAAGATTTAGATAACCCACTTCGAGTTCGTCTAAGTCAAATGGATGATGCTGCCAACTTTTTGTTGGAATACAACAGTAGAGCGGGGGCGCTTAGTACGAGCAATGAAATTGCAGCAGCTAACGAGAGCTTAAACACGGCCCGAGCTTTAGAAGCAGACGACGTTCTGAACGCTGGAACTCAAATTCCTGCGATTAGAGCAACGCAAGAAACGTTGTTTCGTGGGATTTTAAATAATCCCAAGTTTTTTTCTCGTGCGCCTATGGTAGATGCCAACGGCGACGTCGTTTTAATTCCTGATCCCGCAAACCCAAACAACGAAATTATACAAACTAGTTTAGAGCCTACCGCTGAGTTTGAAAGAATGTTGCAAGACCCTGTGGTCAACAATGTTCTGGACCAATATTTTCCTACGTTAAAGTCTGATTTAGTAGACGTTCAAAAACGAAAAGTTTTGTTTGACAACATGGTTAACCAGGAGGGTGTTTTAAGCAAACAACTAACGGAGACGGACGCTTTAGTTAAATACTTTGAAAACGTTTACGACAACCCCATATCAGGAATCGCTTCAATGATTGCTTTTCCTGATGAACGAGCAGTGTCTAGGGAGAACCCTATTCAAGAGCTTAGGCAAGTTGCACGGTCAGTAGCCAACGCCGATGAAGAGGGTTTTGACTTAGCAGAAGAAGCTAAAGAAGGGTTTTTAAACTCAATTTTTAATCATGCGCTCGTATACGCGGGCGGTGCGTCCCCAAACAATATTGAAACAGGTTTGCCGCCTTTTAATGTAAACAAGTTCTCCGACTATTTAAGAAAGCCAATAGTCCCTGGAAGAAGAGAATCTGTTTTAGACATCCTAAGACAAGAAAACTTGATAGACGAAACGCACTTTGCGCGTATAAATCAAGTTCTTATAGAGATGGACAACATTCAAAAAGCAATGTCTCCGCAAAGGGCTGCGGAGTTAGGTGAGGTTATTCCAGCAGGGTTGTCTAATCAGGCACAAGAGATGATAGGGCAGGCTGCGGTAAGGGGCCTCGGTGCGGGCGTGGCGTCAAATTTTTACGGTTTTTTGAACAAAGCCGGCATATTTGGTGGTTCTGGTTCACTGGTTGCAGCCGGGTTAGGTGCTAATTTAGCGGACCGGGTCGTTTCCGAAAACCCGGCATTGCTTGCTCAAACTTTAATGACTCAAATGTTGAAAGAACCTGATTTAATGGCTTTTGCTTTAGAAAGAGCCAGGAAAGAAGGGCCCAAACCTCCGCCGCCTATTCGTGATCTGAGAAAGTTGTACAGTTTCTTGTACAGTGGAGCACTGATCCCAGCAGGCACTGAGTTTCGAGAGTTCGCAAGAAACATTTACGGGAGAGACATACCTGAAACCGCGTCTGAGCGGCAGGAAAGAGAGCGGCAGGAAGCTCGTGACCAGCGCCAGGAGGCTACGCCCCCGCCACAAGTCAGTGCGCCACAGCCAGTCGCACCACCTCCGGTGGCTCAGGCTCCAATGCCAATGCCCCAAGCACCAGCACCCACGGCTCCCGCGTCACCGGCCAGTCGTCAGCAGTTTGCTGCGGCATTTCCGTTTGACGTCACCAGCGACGTGATTCGATCACAGGGTATTGGCTCTCTAGGCAGAACTGGTTAACGCAACCATTCCTTGGGGTCTTCTCCGAGTACCGTGCTGGCAAGATTTATCTTGTTACGCAGGGCTCGGAGGATCACTTCATCTATAGTGTCAGGCGACACCAGGTCCACATAAGTCACAGACTTCTCCTGGCCAATGCGGTGAGCCCGGTCCTCAGACTGTAGCCGTATCTCCAGATCATAGCTGTTTGAGTAGTAAACCATCGTGTTGGCAGCGGTCAAAGTGATGCCGTAGCCCCCAGTTCTGGGCTGCCCGACAAAGAAACGCAACGGCGAATCAGGGTCCTGGAACCGCTCGACAATGGCCTGACGCTCGTCCTGGGGCGTTTCACCGTAGTAAATCGCCACAGAATCCTCGCCATACACCTTGGTCAGAGCCTCCTGTATGTTCAGAATGTCCTGTGTAAATGTGGCCCAGATTATGGCCTTTTCGCGCACTTCTTCGACCACGGCCAACAGCTCAGTCATTCTGTTGTTCTTGATGTCCTGTATCTCACCGTCGTCAGTGCGTAACGAGCCACAGGCTATCTGCTGCAAGCGCATTAGCTGGGTCAGGACGCTTTGTGTGGTGGCCAACTCCCCGGACTCTACCTGAGCCAGGGCCATTTCCTTCATCTGGTTGTAGACTTTCTTTTGCTCTGTGGTCAGCGGCACCTCGCGCTGTGTGTACACCTTGTCAGGCAGGTCGAGGCATTCGCTCTTCAGGACACGTGTGGAGAACCCGTCCAGTTTCTTGGTCAATTCGTCCAGTTTCCGGTATCCAACAATATGCTGAAAGCTGCGATGGCCCATAGAACGGCGCTGTATGACGGCGTAACGGCCCTGAAAACTGTAGAAACTCTTGAATCCCAGAGCGTCGCTGTGCAGAAAATCGCACTGGCTGTACAAATCCATAGGACTTTTCGTGATCGGACTGCCTGTCAGTATGCGACGGTATTTTGACACAGTCGCCAAAGCTACGACGTTTTTGGTCCGGCTGGCCTGACGATTCTTGATAGTCGTGGACTCATCAATCAGGCAAAAGTTGTTGGGATTGCGTTGTAGAAACCGGTACGCGCTCTGCGCTCCCTTCTTCGTGGACAACGCTTCAACGTTCATGACCAGGATGTGCAGCGCCTTGGAGTCGCCGCGTATCGCTACGTCTTTGATTTCGTTAGTAAATTTCTGCGTCCAGTTGGGCTGCCAGCGGACAATGCGGTATTCAATGTCATCAGGCAAATGCGTGGGAACTTCTTTGCGGACCCAGTTGTCAAATACACCTTTAGGGGCAATCAAAAGCGCGGTGTCTATTTCACCGGCCTGGTACAGGGCCCCCATCGTATCAATGGCGATCTTTGATTTCCCTGTACCCATCTCAAGAAAGAGGGCATAATATTCGGCCCTCCAAGATTTATCCCAAATCTCGTACTGGTGCTGGTACGGCTCTGTTTTAAATGTGTAACTCATAGTTGCATATGCAAGTTTATAGCATTATCATGTGTCCCTCAAGTGTCCAAACGACACTTTAACCACGAGGATGACTATATGAATGATCTATTTGCTGAGATGGAGGCCGATCAAGCCGAGACCTCCGAGCTACACAGCATCAACACAGACGGCTTGAAGACCGTAGCAGAGATGGCACGTGCCGTCGAAGCGCAATCCACATTAGTTGCCAGTCTCGAAGACCGCATCAAAGAGGAGAAGCAGAAGCTCCTCAAGCTGACGGACGAGGACCTACCGGCACTACTTCATGAGATCGGGCTCGCCAAGTTCGAATTAGATGACGGCAGCAAGATCGAATTAAAGCCAACCTACGGGGCTCACATCAAGGTAGACAACCGAGATGCAGCTTTCGGCTGGCTTCGAGACAATGGGTTTGATGACATCATCAAGAACACTGTCGCTTGTGTATTCGGACGCGGTGAAGACAAGAAGGCTGAGACCTTTATAAAGGTCGCGCATGACGCTGGCGTCCCGGCGACACAAAAAGAAGAAGTTCACCCAAGCACACTCAAGGCTTTTGTCAAAGAGCGTGTTGAGAACGGTGAAGAATTTCCAATGGATTTGTTTGGCGCTTATGTGGGCCAACGTGCAACGATTAAGAAAGGTGCAAAATAATGAGTAAGTCAGTAGCAGAAAAGAAAGAAACTAATGTCGTGGCGTTTGATGCGTCTGTGTTTGAAGAAGATGCCGGTGTCGGCCTTGGCCAACTGGGTCAAGAAGATGTGGCACTGCCGTTCCTCAAGGTGCTGTCCCGTCAGGACCCAATCCTTGACGACCTGGACGATGCCAAAGCTGGCGACATCTACAACACTGTGACCGGTCAGGTCTGGAAAGGCAAAGAAGGCATCAACGTTGTGCCCTGTGTCTACCAGCGACGTTACATTGAATGGGCTCCACGTGGCACTGGCACTGGCGCACCAATCAACATCTTCACGCCTGACGACCAACGGCCCAAGACTGAGCGCAGCTCAGAGGATAACCGCGAATACGTGGTTGACGGGCAGGGCTCGTACCTTGAAGAAACCCATCAGCACTTTGTCGTCATAGTTGGAGACGACGGTTCGATGGAGACTGCGCTGCTTGCAATGAAGTCAACGCAGCTCAAGAAGTCACGCAAGTGGAACTCTATGGTTCAGTCCCGCACCATGCAGGGCAAGAACGGTATGTTCACACCACCGCGTTTCTCGCACGTGTACAGCCTCAAGACAGTGTCTGAGGAAAACTCTAAAGGATCATGGCACGGCTGGGAAATCAGCCTCAACGGTCCTGTAGAGGACGCTAACATCTACCAGTCAGCCAAGGCGTTCGCCACGTCTATCCTGGCTGGTGAGGTCAACGTCAAGCATCAGGATGAGTCGGCAGACGTCAACACTGATGACATTCCGTTCTAATCAAGGGGGCCTCGTGCCCCCTTTTCCCCGGACAACAATATGGACAACGCGAAGAAATTCGCGGGGATTTTTGACGGATTGCAGTGTGCCTACGGCACTTATCGGATTGATAGAAAAAATCAAAACGGGAAGAACACTGGCAAAGCGCAGGTAATCAAATCTCCGCGCACAGATGATTTGTGGGAAGGCCACCTTAGTGGCCAGGGCGATGCGATAGGCATCATACCTATTAATGAAGATAACAACTGCAAGTGGGGTTGTATCGACATTGATACATACCCGCTTGATCTGACGGAACTGATTCAAAAGATACGGCGGATGAAGCTGCCGTTAGTGGTGTGTCGCTCCAAATCAGGAGGGGCTCACTGCTTCCTATTTACTACCGACTGGGTGCCCGCTAAGGACATGCAAGAAACCTTGCAGACCGTGGCGGCAGGACTCGGCTACGGTACGAGCGAGATATTCCCCAAGCAGAAGAGCCTGAACCTCGACAGAGGTGACGTGGGTAACTTCTTGAACATGCCCTACTACGATGCCGAGGATGGCCTACGGTATGTCATCAAAGACGATGGGCAGTCCGGGACACTCGAAGAGTTCTTCACGCTTCACGGAACATATGCTCAGACCAAAGAGCAGTTGTTAGCACTTACTATCGTTGAAGAGCAGAACATCATTGTCAAAGACGGTCCGCCGTGTTTGCAAACTCTGTGTCAGCAAAAGATATCAGAGGGCGGTAGAAACAATGGTCTATTCAATGTGGGCGTTTACTTACGCAAGGCATACCCGGATAGTTGGGAATCGGAGATCATGGTGTATAATGCACGTTACTTCGATCCACCCCTCCCCCTACCGGAAGTCACTCTTGTAGCAAAACAGCTACAAAAGAAAGACTACGCCTATAAGTGTAAAGACGCCCCGATCTGCGACTATTGTAATGCCGAGGTTTGCAAGACCAGGAAGTACGGTATTGATAGCGCAGTATCGGGTGCGACCATAGCCAACCTGCGTAAGTACAACTCAACGCCTCCGGTATGGTTCATGGATGTGAACGGTCACCCACTTGAACTAGACACTGAAGCTCTGATGAATCAGGGCGCATTCCAACGTGCCTGCGTGGAGCAGCTAAACTTTATGCCGCACTCGGTAAAGAAAGACATGTGGGAGGGTCGCATCAACGGGCTGCTCTCTGAAATGTCCGAGACTGACGGGGCTATTGTCGAGGTGTCACAGGACGCCAGTATCACGGGCCAGTTCTACGATTTACTGGAAGAGTTCTGTACTGCTATGCAGAACGCGGAGAACAGGGATGAAATCCTGCTGCGCCGCCCATATACAGACGAGGAAGAAGGCCGCACGTTCTTTCGACTGAAAGACTTCATGGCCTACCTGACAAAGAATAAGTTCTTTGACTTCAAGTCACATAAGGTAGCGCAACGCCTTCGGGATATAGATGGCAATTCGCTTGTCATAAAGATAAACGGCAAAGCTGTGCGCGTATGGAGTATACCTATGTTTCAGACTTACACGTCCGGTGCTAAGACACCTGACCTGGTGTCGAAAGAAATGGACTCACCGTTCTAATGTTTCGCATCTTTGGACCTCCGGGCACAGGGAAGACCACCAAGCTACTGAATATGGTGGATCAGGCGTTGGAGAGTGGCATACACCCAAGCCAGATAGCCTTCCTTGCGTTTACCCGTAAGGCCGCTAACGAGGCCAAGGAACGTGCAGCAGAGCGGTTTCAGCTTAATGCCGAGACCGACCTGTACTACTTCAGGACGCTGCACAGTCTTGCCTACCGCCTGCTGAACATCAAAGAGAAGGACCTGATGCAGGCAAAGCATTACAAGGAGCTGGGCGCAATGATTGGCTTCCAGCTTAATCAGGTGAAGACCGCGGACATCGAGGACGGCAAGTCAGGCATCAGCGAACACCCGATACTGTCCATCATCAACCTGTCGCGGCTCAAGAAGATATCGCTCAAAGAGCAATACAATAAGTCCAACATCCGAAGCACTTGGCATGAAGTCGAGTACGTGGCCACGGCCTACGATGACTACAAGGAAACCAACCATCTGGTGGACTACACGGACATGCTCGCGCTGTTCGTAGAGAATTATCAGGCTATCTGCCCTTCGTTCAAGCTGTGCTTTCTGGATGAGGCTCAGGACCTGTCACCACTGCAATGGGACATAGCTCATGCGCTCGACGAAAAATCAGAGAAAATGTACTGCGCCGGAGACGACGATCAGGCTATCTATCGATGGGCAGGTGCAGACGTTGATCACTTCATCAACCTTCCAGGCGGAAGTGAAGTTCTCGAACAGTCCTACAGAATCCCGCGGAAAGTACACAACGTCGCAGAAGGCATCGCCAAGCGAATCGTTCACCGTTTCCCCAAGGCGTACAAGCCTAAGCGTGACATTGGCGAAGTCCTGATCATATCGGACATACGCACGTTAGACCTGTCTGAGGGGTCCTGGCTCATTATGGCTCAGGCCAACTATATGCTGGGCCCCGTGGCTGAATTGCTCAAGTCCGGGGGCTACTTGTTTGAGCGCAACGGCGCTCGATCCATATCCGAAAAGTTATCCACAGCCGTCAACTCATGGGAACGGCTGCGTAAAGGTGCCGCAATCTACCGCTCGTCTGCCAAGGCCGTATACAGCTACATGGCAGGCAATGGAGAAAAGATTGCGCGAGGCAAGAAGACCATCACTGGTGATTCTGGAGACCTCCTGACATACGACAAACTGGTGGAAGACCACGGGCTGCTTGCGTCCAAGGATGAACCTTGGTTTGAAGCTCTGAACAAAATCCCACCAACGGAACGAATATACATCACGGCTCTACTGCGGCGCGGCGAAAAGTTTAACGCCATACCTCGCATCCGATTGTCCACGATCCACGGGACAAAAGGCGGAGAAGCAGAGAACGTGGTGTTATTCACCGACCTTACGCAGGCAGCCCTGGACACCGCAGGCGATGATTTGCACAGGGTGTTCTACGTGGGGGTTACACGAGCAATGTCTAACCTCTTTATTGTCGAACCAGAAGATTACCAAAGGGCCTATTCCATATGAAAAAGGATGAATTTGACCCGCTTTACTACAATGTCTGCCCTAAGTGTGGGCTTACAGCCACCTCGGTTACTGACACTGAAGCCAACGTCCGTAAGGGTTGGTACTGCGAACACTGCACACATTTCAATCCGGCCATAGGCAGAGAAACCATTTGGAGAAACACCAATGGCGAATAACAAACTGCAAATGGCGATGTTTCCGCCAAAGTCCGACTGGGTTCCCCCAGAGCATCCGTTCCCTGATGCCATACTGGACGCCAAAGAAATTGCCATAGACGTCGAAACCCGCGACCCAGACATCAAGTCCAACGGTCCTGGCTGGCCAACCGGCAACGGTGAGGTGGTGGGATACGCCATTGCGGTCCCTGGCTGGAAAGGCTACTTCCCTGTGGGTCACCTCGGCGGTGGCAACATGGATCAGCGACAGATCAACAAATACCTACAGAAGGTGTTCAACACTCCCGCAGACAAGATCATGCACAACGCCCAGTACGATCTGGGGTGGATCAAGTCTATGGGCTTTGAGATCAAAGGCCGCGTCATCGACACCATGCTGACCGCCTCCCTCCTGGACGAGAACCGATTCAGCTACAGCCTCAACGCGCTGTGCTACGACTACCTCAACAAGACCAAGTCAGAGAAAGTCCTGACTCAGGCTGCCGTGGAGTTCGGGCTCGATCCTAAGGGCGAGATGTGGAAGCTGCCCAGCCAGTTCGTGGGTCCATACGCAGAGGTCGATGCGGAGATCACCCTGGAGCTGTGGAACCACTTCAAGACGCTGCTCAATAAAGAAGAGTTATGGCAAATCTGGGAGCTTGAGACCGCGCTGCTGCCGTGCCTTGTAGACATGACCATGCGGGGCATACGGTTTGACGTTGACCGCGCTGAACGGACCAAGCAGGAGCTTATGAAGCGCGAGAAGGCCATGCGTAAGCGCATCAAGGAACTCGCCGGAACCGACGTGGAAATCTGGGCCGCAGCCTCCATAGCCAAGGCATTCGATAAGGTGGGGCTCTCCTATCCGCGCACGGACAAGGGCTCTCCGAGCTTCACCAAAGCATTCCTGAACGACCACGACCATGAACTGGCGCAGAGCATCGTCAAGGCCCGCAACCTGAACAAGACCCAGGGCGGCTTTATCGACGGGCTACTGAAACACGTCAACAAGGACGGGCGCGTACACAGCCACATCAATCAGGTGCGCTCAGACGACGGGGGAACCGTCTCAGGCCGCATCTCAATGAACAACCCTAACATGCAACAAATCCCGGCCCGCGACCCAGAGCTTGGTCCGATGATCCGGCAGTTGTTTCTCCCTGAAGAAGGGGAGCAGTGGGCGGCTATAGACTTCTCGCAGCAGGAACCACGCATCCTAACCCATTACGCCAAGGTCTTTGGGGACTACCGCAAGATGCCTATGGAAGGCGTCGAGGAGTTTGTCAAAGGCTACACCGAAGACCCAGACATGGACTTCCACACTATGGTGGCAGAGATGGCTGACATCCCACGCAAACAGGCAAAGGTGATCAACCTCGCCATGATGTACGGCATGGGTGCAGGCAAACTGGCCGATCAACTGGGGATCGATCTGGACGAGGCTAAGGCGCTCACCAAGGTCTACCACGCCAGAGTTCCGTTCGTTAAGAGCCTGACCCAAGGGGTGCAGAAACACGTCGAAAGCGCCAAGTCTAGTGGCACCATACGCAGCCTCAAGGGGCGCAAGTGCCGCTTCGATCTGTGGGAGCCCGATACGTTTGAGATGAGCAAGGCCATGCCCTACGAAGAAGCAGTCAACCACTACGGCCCAACGACTCGGCTCAAGAGGGCCTACACCTACAAGGCCGTGAACCGGTTGATCCAGGCATCCGCCGCGGATATGACGAAAAAAGCGATGGTGGACATCTACGAGTCAGGGACCACGCCCCTGCTACAGGTGCATGACGAGCTGGCCTTCAGCGTAGCGTCTGTCGAGCAGGCCAAGCAGTTGGCGGAGATGATGGAGAACGCCCTACCGCTCGCGGTTCCAAGCAAATGCGATATAGAAATTGGACCGAATTGGGGTGAATTTTCTGAAGTTAAGCGGTAAAATATACAACATTCTTATACAGGAGAGTGAAAGTGGACACAAACAAATGGAAATCCGTGCTATTGCCACGTGAGGTCTATGATCAGCTATTTGTGGTATCGAAGGTGGAAGGCCGCACATTGTCCGGGCAGCTCCGAATAATCTTCGAGTCCTGGATTGCAGAGAACCTGAGCCAGAAAGACCGCGAGTATTTGAGTGACCAGGTCGAGCAGAAGCGGATCGACGAAGGTCGCCCACGGCCCGAATTCAGAGCATGAGGTTTACTGTTGAGTTTGATTCCCTGGAAGACATCCAGGAGCTAGAGTCAAAGCTCGCCAAGCTAGATGATCTGATAGACGCTGTGGAAGACCTTCGACAGCTTAATGAAGAACTTCGGAGAATGGTGGTAGATCAACTGCGAAGTAAGCTTGAAGAAGAGGATTATCCACCAGAATAGTTTCAAAGCATTCCGGGCAGATAAGCAACGCTATATCTGCCTTTTTGCCTTCAGCGTGGTATTCCACCTCAATACTGAATTCGTCAGCGCAACGGCTGCACTCAAATGTTTTAACTTCTGACACGACGGTCTCGGTATATCCAATCCCTAACCGTATCAACGGGTACTTGGTACGCATCGGCTATCCACTTAATGCTTCGCTTCTCTTCATTGCGAGCATGGCGCACAGCCTGAACGGTGTCAAAGTCGTATTTCTTCTCAGCCATTGTCAGTCTCCAAATCGGCTAGTATCGGTCTTCGGCCATTTCTCGCTCTCGCCAATACCCTGCATTGTCGAGTTGTTCATAAGCTTGCGAGCCATAGGCCGGATCAATTTCGTAAAAGTTAGCTTCAAAGTCGAATTGGGATACACCCTTCAGCTTGTATGTTTCACAAACGTCCTGGCATTCCTGGTCGTCAGACCAACACTTTGAGGAGGCCCATTGTCTGCCGTCAGGCGACATAGCCACCACAAAATATCGTATGTCTGTCTGCGGCTCTCCGCACTCGACATCAAAGCCCGCTTGATACAGTTCGTCTCTTGTTCCAAATATTAAGTTTTTCATTTATTCGATTATACAGGAGTTTTTTGTGTAAAACAATTTGACTATGCATTTTTATGTGCATATTATGTGTATCTCTACATAGGAGGGCACATGTCATACAAGCACAACCTAACGCTCACCACAGAGCAAGTGAATCTAATCCTGCGATTCGCACAGAGCGCAGCCATAGACCTGGACTACGACCTTGAAAATCAAAACCTCTCTGAACCCACGGCACATGCCACGTCCAGAGCGAGAGACGTTATTCAAGCCTTAGTAAATGAATGTAAACAAACCCTGGAGGACCCCAGTAATGCAGGACATACCTGATAACCCCATGCGCGTAGGCGATGAAGACTACGGGAAGTCTACCCCACGTTATGAAATCGACGAGGACCGAGCCTACGAGGATCACTGCCTCGAACTTATGGCGCAAGATCGACGCAAGATTGCCGAAATATTAAAGGAGCACATATTTTCCACAGAGGAACTTCTCAACAAGCTGACCGATTACGCTTGGGAAGTCAGGAGGCATCCAGACCGATGAGCAACGACATAAAATTCGAAAAATTCATGAAAGACGGGAAGGCTATTGAAAATGCAGTTATGGAGATTCTTAAAAAAGATTTTGCAGAGGTTGAGTCAGGCACCGTCCTGGCAGCGTTACTGCACGTGACCGGAGCTCTCGCCGAGGAAGTCGAACTGCCGCAAGTCATCTGGCAGCAAATGACCTCGTCAATGGGCAGCGACCTCCCAGACATCACCGAAGAAGACAAGAGGAGGCTGCACTAATGGAAGTCGTCATAATCGGAGCCATAGTCTCATGGTTGGTCGTATGTCATACTTCAGCATGAGCTATCTGGCCATATTTAACCGAACCAAAGTCCCCTCGGGAGAGGGTACCTGCCGACACTGCGGGAAGGGCTTTGTCAAAACCTCCCCCGCCAACGGATCGTATTGCTCCAAACAATGCGCCGATATGCGTTTTAAGGACGAGACCACGCTACGCAAGTCCGTATGCGCCGACATGCGCGAGTACCGCATCATGAAGCAGAACAACAAAGGCTTCGAGGCGTGGCTCAAGGTCCACGGCTCATGAGGTGCCCCTCACTGACCACGGCCCGCGGGACCTATCCTGGCATGAGCAAAGGGCGCTATGCGTCCTACAAGCGAGGTTGGGAAGCCGCAGATAAACGTTTGACACCTACCAAAGGCAGGCGTAGAGTGAAAAGGCTAGTTTGATTCCTTGAGTTTCATTTTTCTTCATTCCTATCCCCGGACTTGTTCCGGGGTTTTTTTTGCTTATAATATTGTCTCATGTCATTCAGCGAAGACAATCTGGACACGGCGTGTACCTACTCAGAGAACGCCTACAACGACAATATCGTCGGTGCCACCAAAATCGAGTGTGAGAGGACGTCTACGACGGCTTTCGTCCACCGGACCCCGCACCTCGACATTGTGGTGTTCCGCGGCACACAGCAGCTCAGAGACTGGATGTACAACGTTCTCAGCTTCCCCCGACCCTACAAAGGCAGACTCTGCCACGCGGGTTTCGTCAGGGCTCATCGCTCAGTTTGGCCGGATATCAGAAAACTCCTGGACCCGGCTAAAAAGCTGTTGATTTGTGGGCACAGCTTGGGCGGGGCCCTGGCGGAACTCTCCGCCTGGTCCTGCAAAGAATTCCAGGACGTCCACCTCATCACGATGGGCAAGCCAAATGTGTTCTTCCGGCCCGCCTACCACGGCAAAATGCCTTGGGCGAAGACGCAACTCTCCGTGGTCTGCGGCTCTGACGCCGTCCCCCGAGTGCCGAGATTCTTCTTCGGCCCCGACGGTGGGCAAACCCAACTCTACTTCGACAACACAGAGAAGAAGGCCCACTTCAATCCCACCAAGGATTTCAAACGCGCCGACTGGCATGCGTCAGATTCGGTGTCCGATCACTTCATGGATTCCTACCGTGAGTGCATCGAGGCTTTTGATAAGAAAAGACTGAATTTCCCCCTGGACCACCTGAAATTTTAGCCCAAACCCTGAAAGCCCCGAAAATAAAGGGCTTGACAGTACACATAAACTATGATACTATGCATTTGGAAGCTGACAAAAAGATCGGCTCCAGTTCTTTAACATTTAAATAGGAATACTTACATGCAAGTAATCAAAATTACTGCCGTCGAACACGAGGGCAACCCAGACTTCTTCACGGCCATCGTCATCCAGACGTCCGAAAAGCAAACAGTGGACTACGGGCACTTCGGCTCAACCAAGTACACTTGGCAGAGCAACGGGATCGGGGTCAACTGCATACACATCACGAACCACGACCACAACATCCACGAGTACCATATCCATGACCCGAACTTCTGGAAGTACTTCAAGCGGATCAGTGAGGACAACGATCTGATCAAGGAATGGTTCGATGTTCCCGACACAGACGAGGAGTTCATCAAGTTCGACTTCGAGGCGTATACCAAGATGGAAAATCCACGGGCGGAACAAAAATCTAACGATTTCTAACGCCAGCGGGCGGTGCGTAGGGGTTTTCTACGGTTTGATTTTCCCCAACAACACCCGCAGCTTGAGCCGAATGGCGATTCCCGCGGTGATCAAGCCGGCTGACCCACGATACGGGTCTTTTCTTTTGGAGAACTCAATGAATGAAATACTAGACTGGTGCGACGAACACTGGGCCAAGGTCAAATGCTCTATCGGAATGCACGACTGGTTGGTGTTCGTGAACCACGGCTCACGGGCCAGGATATGCAAACAGTGCAGCGCCAAAGAAAAGGAGATTGTGATCCTCACATGGATCGAGGACACATGGTAACGTTACAAAAAACACTTTCCCTTTATATATAGAGCCAGAAATAAAAAAAATAATTTTTTATTTAAAATGCCGTAACCGGCGTAACCGTGTAACTCGGCTCTGGAGGGCCCGTATTTACTGAGTTGAGTGGTTACACTGCGGTTACAAAGGTTACAGAGACAGAACTTAGGTCAAAAACTCGTTAAGGGGGGTCTAAGTTTTTTTTTATTTTTTTTATTTTTCTGGCTATATATACTACTGCGGCATGAAGAGCGCAGCCTTAGCTAAACCAAAATACCGTGATCTTGACAAGAAGCCTGCCAAGCCAGGACGCCCCAAGGTCACTCCCGATTCCCCACTTACTCGCAAGCAAGAGCTTTTTGTCAAAGAACTGGTGTCGAAAGATGGCCAGATAACTTTGAGAGAAGCCGCCGTGAACGCGGGCTATCCTGAATCCTCTGCTCACACCAGAGCCTACGAGATGACCAACCCGGCTATTTGTCCGCATGTGGTCAAAGCAATAAATCAATACCGTGCTGAATTAGACCGCAAGTACGGCATAGACTTTAGCCGGCACCTGCGTGACCTACAGAAGATTCGAGATGCTGCTTTTGCTGACAAAAACTACTCCGCAGCCGTCATGGCTGAGTATCGTCGAGGTCAGGCTCATGGCAATATCTACATCAATAAGTCTGAAATCAGGCATGGAACGATAGACAGCATGTCAAAAGAAGAGGTTTTGAAAGCAATTGCAGAACTTAGAGGTACCGTGGGAAGAACCATCGAAGCAGAAGCGGAAGACGCCGATTACGAGGAGATCGACAGAGAGCCAGTTCTGGTCGAGCATGAAACGTCAAATAGCGAAGCAGATGCCAAGATGGAAAGTAACACGGCTTGAGAGTTGGGCGTCGCAAGGGGTTCCAGACGTCATGGTCTTGGACTCCAAAGCTCGATTTCAACTAATCGAACTGAAGAACACCACCTCCAACAAAGTAACAATTAGTCCCCATCAGGTAAGTTTTCTTACCACACATGCGGATGCTCCTGTCTGGTTGGTCGTCCGTCGGATGCGGGCGGAAGGCACAGACTATTTCCTGTTCTCTGGCGATCAGGCCGAGGACGTCAAGAAACACGGGCTCGAAGCGGTTGAGCCTGTAGTCCAATCCGGCACGATCAATGCTCTCATAGAGCATATTGACTCCTACTAGATAGCCCCATATAATAATGTCTCATATCTAGGAGGCATGATGTTCATATTTTATTTACTTGAGAAATGGATCAGGGGTCCAGGAACGAAAGAAACTATTCGCCGATTAAAGGAAAAGGAAGAGAGGAGACGCAGAAATGACAATAGAAGAATTGATTAACCAACTACATGAAGCCATTGAAAACGGCTTCCCCGCTGACACTGTCTTGTCGATAGATAACGTAAACGATGACGGTCTAGAGAAGTCAACCTTTCATATTGACCTCGACCCCAGTGCTAGTGACCCTGACCCTAAAAACTGGAAGATGGCTATCAATGCCTATCAGGACACAGATCAATTGATTGAAGTTAGTGAATTCACCCTTCCAGAACATGATGACAATATTTTGAACTACTGCTCAGACGCTATTGTTTATTCTGAGGCAATAGATGCCGATCCGATTGGCAGTAAGCTCCCTCACCATGACGAATGGTGCGGCCAATATGAGTGGAGAGAACAGTGCGCCATGATGGCGATGGACTTTCATGAATTGGTTGACGCAAAGTTCGACGATTGGCACGACTTTGTTGAATGTGCAAAGCGGTATTTCAATGATGGTAAAACCATCATGTCGGCCTTTGAAACATGGGACTGGTTTCTATGCCCCGCCATAGTGGGAAGGGTTCTGGAGCGGTGGAAAAAAGAAAATAATCAAAACATTTATCGGATCAGGGAATACCATGCTCGGGTTTTACAGGAAATTTTTAAGGCTTGACGTACACATAAACATTCTATACATTCGCCTCAAATTGACCGTATAACGGGGAAACGATGATGGAAAGAAGTGAAAAAGAATTAAGACCGTATGCAGAGTATTTGTTGAAAATTCTGGAGTACTGGAGTTGGGACGTTGGGGTAAGTGGCACTCTCGACATTCGTTCTGATTTTAAAACTCAGGAAAAATTGGACAGCTATATAAAAACGTTGAAAAAACAACTGGACGAAAACCGGCTAGACGTAATGAAGGATCGCGTCGGGGCTTTAGAGTTTGGTGAAGAGGTTTTCAGGGACGGCCTAGTGGATACAGAGGATGGCGTGTACTTAGCCTCTGTAATGCGTGAGGCGCGTATACGGCTCGAGGCTGAAATTTCTGAATTCGGATAGGGGTTTGAGATGGCTTTTTATGACGAAAAAACCGAAACATTGGTTATTAAATGGAATGTCGAGGATGTTCAAAGCGTCCGACCTGACCTGAATAATGAGCAAGCGAATGATGTCCTTTATGTTTTGGCCGAGAATTTCGACGCAAATATTGGGGTCGATTGGGATGTAATTACAATGACAGCGGAACAACTGTTCCCTGAGGATAGTTGACGCCCACATAAACATTCTATATATTTGCCTTAAATCCACCATAAAACGGGAATCAAAAATGAAACTATTGGACACCAGTGGCGGCAACACAAAGCTACGCAAAAATAACCGCGATAAAGCTATACGGGTCGCGGGTTTATCCTTAAAACCGAATGATTCGCTTTGTCCTATGCGTAAAACCGCGGAATGCGAATTGCCTTGCCTTGAGGCTGCGGGCCGTGGCGGTATGTCTAACGTGAGTGAGGGGCGACAGCGTAAAACCGATTTCTACATGCAAGACCGCGCCGGCTTTCTGGAATTGCTCTATAACGAATTGCACAATTTTCAAAAGCTATGCGAGCGTAATAACGTCGAGCCATATGTGCGGCTAAATGTGCTTTCGGATATTCAATACGAATTAGAAGCCAATGGCGCAATACCTCAGAATTTCCCGAAATTGAATCTGTTTGATTACACCAAAATAGCTAAAAGACTTGATCGGGTTCCTGATAACTATCAGCTAATGTTCAGCTATTCCAATGCGGAACGATATCGACCCCAGGTCGAAACAGCATTGAATACAGATCGACCGATTTCAGCAGTATTTCATGGCGGTATGCCTAAAACGTTTTTAGGTCGGCCAGTGGTCAATGGTGACAATAGCGACATTATCAACCTTCAGCAGCGCGGCAAAATAGTCGGCCTGAAATACAAGCCACCGCGCGGTAGGCAGATTGATCCATTGCACTCAAGTTTCGTAATTGACGCCAACAGAATACCGGCCTTTTCTTTGGGTTGACGTACACATAAAAAACACATATATTCCAATCTCAACTAACCAAAACGGGAATTAAACGATGGATATATATTGCAGACACTGCGGGGAACCATGGGAAATTGAGACCTTGCACGATTTCGAAGATACCTTTCAGCAGCGGGCGAAACTATTTGCAAGGCTAGGGTGCAATGCACTATATGACGATGGCGACCGGACTGACCCATGTAACCGGCCAGTGGTCGACCCTAAACGCGCGGCGATTAGCGGACAGTTACAGGATTTTTCGGACTTTCCGGATGAGTGGTCGCCTGAAGACTATTTAATGATGGCGGGGGAATTCTAAATGACAGCTTTCGAAGCGGTACAGATAGCAGAGGGTTTAGACGATACGGCGCAACCGGATGATGTAATTGACGCTTGGCAGTATCTGCACGATACCGGCCTTGCCTATCAATTGCAGGGCTTTTTCGGTCGCAATTGCGCGGCATTACTTGAGGCAGGAATTATTCATGATTGAAACAATAGAATGGTTTTGGGGCGAGGCCTTTTCTAAATTTGGATTTAACGACGGCGACGGCCTTAATTTTACCGATAAAGTGGCCGGCGTTATTGAGGCTTTGGGATATGAAACCAACTGCGACACTTGGGGGATTCACAATTATATGATCATGGATATCATTAAAGACGGGGAGAGCATATATCCTGAAAGCGTCAGAGTCGGTTATACCAACCCTGCATTCTACCTACCGCCCGACATCATCGCGGAGTTAAACGATCATTTCGGGCCGGATGAGTCGCTGTGGTAATTAACAGTGAAACAAGCGCCCCGCGGCCCGCCCCTGTCAAGGTAAAGTTTTTGACCCGTGGGCCGTGGGGGTCGGGGGTTGACACATATGCAATGGATATGTGTATAATGGCCCCTCAACCAAAACGGGAGTCGAAACAATGACTGAGAAAAAATGCATTATCTGTGATCAATCGCTCGCGGCCAACGCGAGCGCGGGCAACCGAGCTATTGAATGGTTCGATGGCAATAACCCGTGGCCTTTGGGCGGCGGGGAATTTGGCGACACTGGTCGCGCCTGCGACCTGTGCAATGATGAGCTAGTATTGCCGGCGCGGCTGCGCGGCATGGGGGTGACAGCGTGAAACTGTTTACAAAAGAAATCGAAAAGGCGCTCGCGGCTAACGCGAGCGCGGACGAATCCACGCGCCGACCGGTCGTTAAATTATTTGGGGGCGGGGCGTGTACTTGGCTGATCTCGGAGCGGATCGATGATGATACGCTTTTTGGCCTTTGCGATCTGGGCATGGGCTTTCCTGAATTGGGTTACGTTTCCCAGTCCGAGCTTGAGGGGCTGCGCTTCCCGCCACTGGGTCTGCCAGTGGAGAGAGATTTGGCTTTTAATGCTGATAAGACGCTTTCCGAGTATGCGCGGGAAGCCCGAGAATCGGGCCGCATAGCGGCCTGATCACTGCCACTCCACGGGCAGTGAGCCGTGAGCCGTGGGTCGGGGTTATCCCGTTTTTGCCCTGGCCTCGCGGATCGGCGAGCCCGCCCTCGAAAGGGGGCGGGTTTTTTTATCCCCCAAGTGAAACGACCCCCGCAGGGGGTGGGGGAGGCTTGTTACAATTTGTTACAATTGAGTAATTGACATACACATAAAAATCGCATATAATGGCTACTCATTAACTAATCGTGGAGATTTTATTATGTATGCAAGCGTAGACATTGATATTAACGATAGCGATATATTTGATGCTATCAGCGACGAGCTTCCCGACTTCGACGAGTTTGAGCAGCGACTGCATAAGCTAGAAGAGAGCGCGAAGGACTCGGACGTTAGCGTGATTCACCTCGACCGCAACGTTCAAAAATTGGCGATAGCCTTGAAGCATATAAAGCAAAACTACAACCACAGCCACCGTCAACTTCGACGGGAGATCAGACGCAATCGATACGCGAGGTATAGCAAATGATTATCACCGGAGATCAAATCCCTCTGGCCAGACTGATTACCCTGAAGCATGGACTGAAGCTTGAAATGAAGGGGATGCAAGTGAGCCGCGGTCGAACGTGCTACTCAATTATTAAGGATGAGTTGGGGCTGCGGGGTAATCGCCAGAAGGTACTGGATCAACTTGAGGAAATGTTGGAAATAGTCGGCGCAGCCGCGCGGCGTGGGAGCGATGATGCATAAATTTTTACTTGGTCTGGGATTCGTGGCCGCTGCTCTGGGAGCGGTCACGTTCTGGTATTTTTTGACTGTGCTGATCTTCTTAATTAGTTGACATGCACACAGTAATCGCATATTCTACAGACATGCGCCAATACCGGTGCATGTAAACTTAAATATTCGTGGAGAATAAAATGAAATCGAACACTAACATTACATTAACACAAAGCGAATCCCGAGCACTGGCGGAAGCACTCCGAATAGCGGATCAGCTTCTGGAAGCTGGCATCGATATGCCGGATAATGTTGAGCGTCCTTACTCTTGGGACATTGCTGATATAAAAAAATTATCCGGTAAGATCTACAAGTATCAAGTTCAGGGCGCTTCTATTCAAATTGAAAAAGAGGAATAACCTACTCCGCGACTGGCGGCCTTCGGGCCGCCGACCCCAAACCAAAGCCCAGTCCCGACTGGGCTTTTTTATGCCTGCCTATCCCAAAGGCGCCGCGTGTCCCACATACCCAAAAGGGTAGTGTGGGACGTGGCACGTTGCGCGCCCTCCCCCAGGGTACCGGTCCGTGATCCACGGAGGGGGAGGGCGCGTGTGTCTAGGAGTCCCGGAATAGAGGCTAGAGTAGATGGTTAGGATTCCGTGAGATAATTGGTGGGGATGTTGTGGCGGTGCCGTCTGTCAGACAGGAGCTTGTGC